AGGGGAGAGTTGACCAGGTCATCATCGGTGACGATTACCTGACGGCGCATGGCACCGCGTTTGTTTGGACAATCGATGCGATCGCCGGCATGAGTGCCGCAACGGTGACCGTTCACTTCGGTGGTAAGTGTGGAGCGAATACTTTCGCTCGCACCGGAACAGCTACGGACATCGGTGGCGGCAAGTGGTCTCTCGTTGTCGAAATGCCTCGGGCAGACTCGGGCAATCTCATTGCTGGCGAATACATCTACAGCGTCGAAGTCCGCAACGCTGCGGGTGTCGAACTCACGCGAATCTACTACGACGAGCCGTTCGTAGCAGTGGAGAAATTCACCTAACATGCAAGTCACTTTCGCGGTCAGAGAATCGTTTTTCGATCGCCCTAAGGTGATCAAGGCACTTGCTCGAGCAAAACGCAAAGTGTTGAGCAAAGCTGGTGCATTCGTCCGCAAACGGGCTCGGTCGTCAATTCGTCGTCGAAAGAAACCGTCTGCACCTGGCTCGCCACCCTCGGCCCACAGCAAGGATAGTGCGTCGCTCAAAACGATTCTCTTTGCATTTCAACCGCAAAGCGAATCCACCATCGTCGGACCGGTCGCGCTGAACCAAGTCAACTTTACCGTGGAGTCCGTAACCACCACCGTACCAGGACTGCACGAACGAGGCGAGACCGCGATTATTCGCGAGTATCGATACGTGCCCGAAGACGGTACCGACGGGAACGTCGAATGGCGACGACTTGACGGTCGACGCAAATACAAGCCGTGGAAGGGCAGACGGTTTGAAACTCGCCGTCGAACAGCTCGTTATCCGAAGCGTCCATTCATGCGACCTGCTTTGGAAGCCGAAGCCCCAAACTTCCCAGAGCTATTCAAGAACTCCATTGCATCGGCAAGATAGGAATAAAGCATGTCTGCAATCAAGGCCGGTCAAGCATACGTGGAAATCGCCACCAAGCAGGGCTCTTTCGATAAGGGCATGGCAGCGGTCCAGGCTGCAATGAAGCGACTGAAAAGCGTAGCTACCACCATGGGGACTGGAATCGGCAAGGGGTTTGCTGCTGCTCAAGGTGCGCTCTCGTCGTTTTCGAAATCGATTCTGAGTCTGCCTACCATGATTGCTGGCTCGGTTGCGGTTACTGGCCTGGTCGCACTGGCCAAAGGATTCGCCGACGCGGGGTCCGCTGTGGATGATATGGCGCAACGTACCGGCATGTCTGCCGAGGCGGTGTCTTCGCTTGGATACGTTGCAAAGATGACCGGTACGGACATTGGCACTGTCGAAAAGGCCGTTCGGAAAATGCAACAGGGAGTTGCGGACGCATCTGCCGGAGTGCCTGGTGCCGTTGAAAGGTTCGACGCACTGGGGCTGAGTGTGTCTGACCTTGAAAAAATGACTCCCGACCAACAGTTCGTTGCGATTGCCGATCGGCTTTCTCGCATAGAGGATCCCGCTCTCAAGTCTGCTGCTGCGATGGAGTACTTTGGCAAGGCTGGAGCAGATTTGGTGCCGATGATTTCCGAGGGGGGCGAAGGGATTCAACGTCTTATCGGCGATGCTCAAAAGCTGGGCCAAGTTATGAGCGGGGAAGACGCAGCTGCGGCAGCGAAGCTTGGCGACGTCTTCGATCAACTCTGGGCCGTACTAGGTGCTTTGCAAAACCGGATCGGAGCCGCAATCGCTCCGCTGCTGGTATCTGTCGGCGAAACGATCATCGAAACCGTTACAACGGTGTCAACGTGGATCGATTCGAACCGCGAATTGATCGTTACCATTGCTCAATGGGCTGCTGTAGGTGCCGGTCTGCTTGCTGGCCTCGTTGCTCTCGGTGGAGCTGCGATGGTGGCCGGTGCAGCTATCTCCGGACTGGTCGCGGTCGGTGGAGCAATTGCCACTGTGTTTAGTGTGATTGGTGGAGTCTTGGCCGCGATCGCGTCTCCCGTCGGTCTGATAGTCGTTGGTTTGACGGCGGCTGCTGGTGCAGCGCTCTACTTCTCCGGAGCGGGCGGGGAAATGGTGTCGTTTCTTTCTGGCAAGTTCGCAGAACTCAAGGCGATAGTTATGCCAGTCTTGGGAGGGATTATTACCGCATTACAAAGCGGGCAATGGTCGGAAGCAGCTACGCTTGCAATGACGGGTGTTGAATTAGCATTTCGCGTTGCAACTCGCGAGCTTTATGCCGCATGGCTGGATTGGACAACAAAAGGCTTGAATGCATGGACAACATTCAGTTCTGAAATATCTGCTGGAGCGGTCGGATTCGTCGCAACTATTGCCAACGTGTTTGCGGGAATCCCAACTGGCATTACCAACGGATTTTCTACGGTCTTTGTTTGGCTGTACGGCGCTTGGGATTCTGCTGTTAATACGATCGCCAAGAAGTTGCTGTACTTGTATTCGTTGTTCGACAAGTCGGTCGATTATGCCAAAGCAGCTGAAAGCCTAGATAAAGAGGCAAAGGGCCGAGCAGACGCAAGGCAAAAGGATCTCGACGCCGCAAACGCAAAGCGCAATGAGGAGCTGCAAAGAGGAAATGCGGGCAGGCTTAACGCAGCCCAAAACATGCAAAACGAAATTCGCGGTAATGCTCAACAAACCATCCAAGGCAGAGAAGCTGCATCTGCGCAGGCTTTGGCAAAAATGGATGAAGCGATTACTAAGCTTAAGGAAGGCATGGGGCAACAGGTTCAGAAGATCGATCAAAATGCCGGAGGTGGTGCTAAGTCTTGGCTTAGCTGGGGGCTCGGAAAGACGTTAGCCGACACACTGGAGCAGCAAAAAAAGCAAGAGGATAAACCATCCATACCATCGAAGGATCAAGTCAAAGCCATCACAGCCACGAAGGTGGGAGGCACGTTTAGCGGATTTGCTGCCGGAATGATGGGCGGAACCACATCGGCTATGGATCGAATGGCAGACGAGACCGCGAAGTCGAACGGAATTCTAGCGAAAATTGCCGCAAACACTGCAAAAACTGGCCAAGCCCCAGTTTACGGAACCTAAATCATGACTGCATGGACGCATCTACCGATCGACATTTTCGAAACTGCGGAGTCTCGCGATACCGACTTTGATCTTAAGGGCGGACGCAAGACGCAAAGTCGTGTCGCGATTGTGACTGGATACACGGAACCGGAGGAAGCTGCTCAAGCTGCGGTCGACTTACCGAGTACTCCATTTCCGCTCGTGATCGCTGCATCCATGGGCAAGCCCACCATGGTTATGACCGCAGCCAAGGCGAAACCGCTTATTCCCGACGCATGGGAAATCGTCTTTACCTACGAGTCCCGCGCAAACGATGGCGAAGATCCTTTGACGTGGACATTCTCCGGAACCACGCTCGGCAAGACTCAACAGGTAACCCAGTCATTTGCGACAACGCGATATGGTGCGTCCGCTGCGGACTATGGCTCCGCGATCAATGTAGACAAGGACGGAGTACGTGGTGTCGAGATTGGCATTCCTGGGCTAGAGTTTCAGATTGAAAAGACTCTATCCAAAGGAGTACTTACGCTTGCCTACGTGATGACTCTGGTCAACCTCACGTACAAAACCAACGTTGCAACGTTCATGAATTTTGCTGCTGGTGAATTGTTGTTTCTCGGTGCCGAGTTCAGGCAGTCATCGAATGCCGAGGTCACCGTTGTATTCAAATTTTCAGCTTCTCCGAATCGTACTGGCCTAACCTTTGGTACAATTAGCGGCGTTGCCAAGAAGGGGCACGAGTACCTATGGATCGATTACGAAGCATGGGAGACGGGCGGCTATGTCGTTCGTCGTCCACGCGGCGTATACATCGAGCGAGTGTACGAAGAGGGCAATTTCACATTGCTCGGAATCCTGTAGCCCCCATCTGTCATCAATATGTCATTCTTCCCCGGCGACATTATCAAGCCATCTGCCTCGCGCGAGCGAGAGATAACCAAGCTGCTCGAAGCAGCTCGGGGAGAACGCGCGTCGTTCGGTGTCGATGGTCGCTACAAGATGGAGCCTGGTCACGTTCTCGTGCGTAATGATACCGGGGCAGATCTCGGTTTTGGCAAGGCTGCAATGATTAAGGGCAGTGGCTATTTTGATCAAGATCCACTGCCGCGTCGCAATCCTGATTATCGCACCGGCTTTTATAGCGCAGTTGCATTAGCTCCCACCACCCACCTGATGTCGCCGGACTTTACGCGGATCGGATTAGCTGTCGAGCCCATCAAAAACGAAAAGTTTGGCTTGATGGCAATAGCGGGTTTGGCAATTGCAACGTATCCGAGTTTAATGGGGTATGTACAGCCAATCACAGGCGGGGTGGCTCAGGGCATGTTTGGTTATGCCAAGGTTGTTGCGACCTCGCATCTCGGTCTGTCAGTACCGAGAGACTTTAGCGTTTGGGATCTCTCAACGCAAAACATGTACAACGTTTACGAGTTGCTAACCATCGGTACCGACAAGCTTGCCGCTTTGCAGGGTGGGTACCAAAGTCGAGTCATGGACCCATACAATATTGCTAGCTGGCAGGTAGTTGGCGACAAGGGCTTAGTCTATTGGAATGGGCAGACCTGGGACATTGTTTCCCCTTGGTGTCCAGGGAGCGACGAATAATGCCCGATGAACCAAACCCGATTTACAACGGTCGCACCTGCGTATACTGCGATCCAGAGGAGCAGCAAGCACAATGCCGCACCTGCAAAGACGGAGTTTGCCGGCATGCGAAGTTGCGTCACAGAACGTGGAATTTCCGCCTGACCAATG